TTCGGAATATGCCGATATCAGAGGTAAACGGGCCCACGGATAGTCCGCATAATCACGAGAATAGGCCCGGATTCTAGGCATTGAATCACAGGCCAAGCGATGGGACCTGCCCGGATTTACGCGCATAGAGTGCCAGGAGGTGAGGCGCGTTGGGATGTAATCAGCGCCACGCCACGCCATGCAAAAAAGGTCACGGGCCCGGACCATGCGCCACGCGCCACGCTGGCAGGGTAGGCCACGTGCCACACCCGACCCGCGCCCGACCCGCTCCGACCTCCTACAGTGAGCTATTGGCATGAGTGAGTGAGTGAGTCTGCGAATGAGCGAGTGATTGCGAATACGAACGGTGGAGACGATAAGGCAGACACTCAAGACGACATAACGGGGATCTAGGCATCGGATGACTAGATACGGGTTATGGTGTCGAAGGGGGTATGGCTTAGAGATGGAGTGTGAACTTGTGGGGTACCCCTGACGGTTTGATTGCGAACATGAAGTTTCTGGCGTATTTTTAGGGTTATGGAATATTTTATAGACAGATCTGGTAAGCGTTACCCAGTAACGGTGTAGTAACGTTACAGTAACGTTAGGGCCAGTTACTGACTCACCCACACCCCCCTTAAGGGGGGGTGAGGCATGGTAACGGTAGGTAGTAATGGGAGGAAATATGAAAAAGGAAGACAATCAGGCTAGATTTCTTGAAGCTTATGCCAGGGAGGGGAGTCTTTTAGCGGCTCGCCGGGTAACGGGGGTAACGCGGTGGAGTTATCGTCAGTGGGTGATAGAGGATCCTGGGTTTTCGCATCGTGTTGATGAGTCGAAGGCTGATTTTGGGGAGAGTCTTGAGGGGTTGGCGCTTGAGCGTGTGAGGAATCCTGATAAGAACCGTGGGTCTGACGTGTTGTTGATGGGGTTATTGAATGCGAATCTCCCGCACAAGTATCGTCCGGCGCAGGCGATGGACACGGATGCTGCGAAGGAGTTGATAGTTGAGTGGAGGAAGGCGGCGCAGCAGGCAAAGGCTTCGATGAAGGCAGAGGGTGCGAATGAGGAGCTATTGTCCGCGCCTGTTGAGCGGACGTTGATGGAGATATTGGCGAATAGGAAGAGTGATGGGCCTAATGAAGATGAATCGTCATCATGACGATGACACAGGGTCCGACGTTACGTGATTATTTATATTCGAAGGTTGGTTTTGAGCCTACGAAAGAGCAAGTTGCGATATTAGATTCTAAGTATCGGTTCAATCTTGTTGCTGGGGGTGAGCAGGCGGGGAAGTCGCTTATTGCGGCGAAGTACTTGCTTGGTCGGTTTGCGGAGACGGAGCGTAAGGGGTTGTACTGGCTGGTTGCGGCGGACTATGAGCGTACCCGTGCAGAGTTTGAGTACTTGGTACAAGACTTTGCGACGCTACAGGTCTTGAAGTTTGCATCGAAGCGTGTAGATCCGGGGCATATTGAGCTCACAGACGGTACGCGTATCGAAACCAAGTCTGCCAAGGACCCTAGAACGCTCGCTATGCGTGCACCAGACGGCATACTGGGCTGTGAAGCCTCACAGTTGGACCTAGATACCTTTTACCGGCTTAGAGGCCGCTGTGCGCCTAAACGGGGCTGGATGTTTTTGTCTGGTACGTTTGAGGGGAGTCTTGGTTGGTACCCGCAGATGTATACGGCATGGGCATCTGGTGCTGACGAGGATGCTCGGGCTTATTCATTGCCGAGTTATACGAATACGTATCTTTACCCTGGTGGTAGGGATGATCCAGAGATTAAGAAGTTACGTGAAGCGTCTAGTGATGATTTTTACATGGAGCGAATTGAGGGGAAGCCTAGCCCCCCGAAGGGGTTAGTGTTTCCTGAGTTTCGCCCTGATATGCATATTGATGAGGTCAAGTATGAAAAAGGGGAGCCTGTCCATATCTGGATGGACCCAGGTTATACAGGCGGTTATGCCGTTGAGGTGGTTCAGGTCAGGGGTGAGCAACTTTGTGTCATCGATGAGATCTACGAACAAGGCCTTGTCACAGATGAGATCATCGACATTGCCAAATCTCGTGAGTGGTGGCAAGACGTTAAGTTCGGAGTCATTGATATCGCCGGAACGCAGCACCAAGCAATGGCGGCACCGACGGAGGTCTGGCTCGCGCAAACCGGGCTCTACTTATCCTCCCAAAAAGTCAGGATCAACGAGGGAACCGAGCGACTCAAGGGGTGGCTCAAGATAGATCCCAGGACTCACGCTCCTCGCATAGTCTTTTCGCCGAATTGTCATGGCATCCTGTCTGAATTCGGGATGGCCCCTAATCCTTTTGATGGGCAAACGAAAGCCTATAGGTGGAAAACTGACAGAGAAGGTAATATTGTGGGAGATGTCCCTGAAGATAAGTACAATCACGGGGTAAAAGCTCTTATCTATGGGCTTGTTGATAGGTTTGGGTATGGGTATATGGAACACAGTAACCATATCCGCGTCAAAAGGTGGGTATAAATGGCAAAGCGTAAACCTGAAGACATCATTGCTTTAGTTGATGGGCATCATGACCTTACGGAACCATTGCGCCAGCGCATGGAAGATGACCATGCGATCTACCGGCTAGCGGCTTATGATGCTGGTGAGGGTTACCAGTCCTACACCTCCAATGAACCTCAGACATTCGCTGATAAAGTTATGGGCTGGATCTCAAATGCTGAGATGACCGTCCGTATCCCACACAATGGGAGTGATAGAGAAGGCCGAGAGAAGAACGATCTCAAAGAACGTTTCCTTATCGGCATGCTCAGAGCCGCAGACGAACGCCTCTGCAACATGATGTTGCCCCCACTCAAGGATCAACTGGCGTGGTATTCCACTCTCCGTGGCTGGTATGCCGGTCGAGCCCTGATCGCTAAACGCGATGACGGGACGACCTATGTAGATATCACTCCATGGGACCCGATGAATACGTACTGGGAAACAGGAGCCGATGGCCTGGAGTGGGCATGCTACAAAGTTGTAAAGACTAAGGCACAGATTCAGTCACAGTACCGGATCAAACTTGATGGGATAAACGAACGGGATAGCGACAGCATTCTTGTTTATGACTTCTACGACAAAGAGATGAACACCATCATTGTCTATAACGGGAAGACAAATGCTCCTATCTTCCGTACGGTAAAAAAAGAAATTAAACATGGAGCTAAAAGGGTCCCCGTATTCCTGGGCCCCATAGGCTCCAACCCGTATATCGTAGCGTTGAACCAAACAAACTTTGATGACACGATTGCTGATGTAGGGGAATCGGTATTCAAGGCTAATAGAGATGGGTACACCAACCACAACATGGTGATGTCCACCATGTTAGAGATGGTGGCCCGCTCTAAGCGCCAAGGCCTGAAGGTAAAGTCCCGCGATGGGACTAAGACTCTTGATGAGGATCCCTACCTGGAAGGATCAGAGATCTCCCTCGCTCAGGGAGAGGATGTCGAGCCACTAGGCCTGATGGAAGTAGCCCGAGAGACAGGGGCATTCATGCAACTTGTTTCAGGGGAGCTGCAACGAGGATCTCTGCCACACTCCGTGTATGGGGATGTGCCATTCCAGCTATCAGGGTTCGCTATCAATACCCTTCGACAGGGCGTAGATACAGTTCTTGGTAAGTACCTTCGTGGCCTAGAGAAGGCTTACCAAATGATCTTCAATATCATCTCAGACCAATATGCTTCTGGTTCATATAAGGCCGTAGAAGTTTCTGGTATGGATAGGAATAGATCGTACTTCTCTGAAGAGATCACTCCTGAAGTTGTTGATGGCGCAGGGATGCCTGAAGTGAAACTGGTCAGCCAGCTACCACAGGACGACATGTCCAAGTACGCAATGGCTCAGATCGCCCGCGAAGGCCCAACTCCACTACTCTCCGACCGCGCTATCCGCGACCGCATCCTGGCTATCCAAGATGCAGACCAGATGGACTACGCAATCAAAGAACAGATGGCAGAGCGAATGCTTCCCGAAGCGGCGCTCTGGTCATTGCTCCAAGCTGCACAAGAACAAGGCCGAGAAGATTTGGCAGGGTTCTACGAAGGCGAGCTAATACGAGTCCTTATGGAAAAGAATAAGCAGATGCAGCCACCACCTCCTCCTGGTATGGGCGACGGGCCTATGGGCCCTCCAATGGGCGGCCCGATGGGGCCAATGGGTGGCCCCCCAGGGTTATCTCCTGAAGTAATGCCAGGCGCGATGATGGGCGTCCCTCCCCCAATGCCTACACCACAAGGAGGACCACTCGTACCTCCAGGTATGCCAAGGCCAGGGGCTCAAGGGCCAGGAGTCTAAATGGCTAAGATAGATATATCTAAGATCCCACAGATAGCAGCACGGCTAGGTACAGGATTTGTACCAGAAGGTGTTCTCTGGGAAGCACTCAACTCAAATAGATCTATTGATGACATCATCGTGGGGTATGAGTATGAGTTTGAAGAGTCAGGTACAGATATCCCAAGCTGGCTCGATGACTGGGATATGGGCGATAGCGCTAAAGTTAGAGAAGCTATCAATGTCATTACGGGTGTACAAGAAGCAGATGTCTTCGGAGTCGGTGGCCCCACGAACGAAAATGTTGCTCAAGCAATTGATATCAATCCAGAGCTGATGGAGATCGCCGACCTCGTAGAGCAAGGCTTCATTGATATGGGTGGCGATACAGACGACTTCGATATCTTCATGGATGAGATGGACTCAGCTATGAATAATATTGATGATAAGAAAGTAAATAGCATCATCGAACTTATGGATGCCTCTAGTGAGAACACGAATCCAGAGGCAGTACTAGCTAATATCAAAAGGCTTCTGCTTAGTGCAGAAGAAGACATACTAAAAGACGCTGACCCGGATCCTGATCTTGTGCCTGACCCGAATGACGAGGCCGACTATGGTGGCTATGACGATACATCTGCCTACGGGGCGATGGTGCGTCATGCCATAGATTACAAAGACATGTCGCTCGAAGAAGCAAAAGACTGGGCGCTAGGCAAAGCTCCTCCTAATATTGGAGGAGCTTCAATTACAGGTGGGCTACCCACTCCCGACGAAGCGCAGGCTTGGATGGACTATTCGGGCGACGAAGATGAATCTGATTTCGATGCAAACCTACCAGTAGGAGGCCCCGGTCCTACTAAGTCTACGTATAGCCGTCAACCAGGGGATCAACTAAGTTACTTCACCGGTGAGTCTATCTACGATGAAAAGATGACGACGGCTTTGGAAGTATGGGATAAGTACTTTAGAGAATTACCCGAAGGTTACGAGACCTATTCAGGAGCCCCCTACAAAGACAAACCCTCTTATGAAGAGTTTGTAACAAACAAACTTACTGGTGATCTAAAGAGGTTGGACGATTCCTCACAAGCAGCATATATATTTACTTGGTTATATAAGAACGCTCAGGATCCGAACTGGGTTCTTCCATCTGTTATGAGCCCGTTCCCTTCTAAT